CAGAAGGGGGTCATCGCCTGATGCCCCTCAAGGGTGCCCGCTACCGCTACAAGAAGGGCACCAAGATGCGCCTGGCCTTCAAGGATGGCGAGGTCGTGGAGGCCAAGAACATGCGGACGGGGGCCACCCATACCCCCGCCGAGTTCGCCGCCGACCGCCACAAGCCCAAGTCGCCTGAGAGGCTGGGCACGTAGCCATGGGCATCCTCGGCGGAGGCGGCGGAGGCGGCATCTTCGGTGGAGGGGGCAAGGACAAGGGCCCCATGGGGGGCATGATGCAAGCCGGAGGCATGATCGACCCCCTGATGGGCCTGTTCTCCCTCTTCGGAGGCGGAGGGGGCGGAAAGAAGGGCCCATTCGGCTTTCTCGGCTTCAAGAAGGGTGGTAGAGTCCCAGGAAAGGGCTCCACGGACTCGGTGGCCGCCAAGTTGACTCCCGGGGAGGTCGTCATCCCCAAGGGCCAGGTCCCTGGAGCCAAGAAGGCACTCTCGAAGGGGAAGAAGGCTCCCACCTACTTCTCCAAGTCGCCGGAGATGCTGATGCCTCCTCGGCGGAAGGGATACTGACATGGCGGTACGGCAGCCCACGGTCTCACTCCTCACGGATGATGTCATGCTCATCACCTGGGCCGGTCTCCTCAACGGGGACAACGGGGACCCGGTGCTCCTGCCCTTCGCCGCCGACAAGTGCTGGCACGTCACCGGCACCTCGGGCGTGGGCGGAGTCGCCCGCCCCAAGGGCCACAACAAGGGCCTCCCCACCGTGGACCTGACCAACGACCCGATCCTGGCCGACATCCAGGGCAACGCCATCGCGGGCACCGTCAACACCGTGGAGCAAGTGGTGGAGAACACGGCCTGGATTTACCCCCACATCACCGCGGGGGACGGCTCCACCAACCTCGAAGCCCGCCTCGTGGCCCGGAGGATGCGCTGATGGAACTCTCCGATCAGATTCGCCAGGCCGACAACCTGATCGCCTTCCTGGATCGCTTCAAGGACATCCCGGAAATCCTCCGCACGGCCCAGTCCATCAAGGGCAGCATGGGGGACCTCCTCCGGGATCAGGCCGCCGAGAAGGTCAAGCTGGAAGAGGCCAAGAAGGCGGTGGCCGAGACCCAGGAGATGCTGGAGAAGGCCAAGGGTGCCGTCAACGACCAGGCCATCCGCCTGGAATCCCTCAACCGCAAGATCGCCGCCTCCCAGTCGGCCCATGCCCTCATCCTGCAAGCCGTCCAGGCTGACAAGGACAACCAGGCCGCGGTGGTGGACCAGTCCGTCCGTCAGTACCGAGAGGCCAAGGCCAAGGAGACCGACGAGTACGTCGCGGGACTTCAAGCCCAGATCGACGCCTTGACGAGCAAGCGTGATACACTCCAGACCGAGATCGACTCACTCTTGAAGCGATTGGGGGGATAGCAGATGGCTCGTAGGCAAGCAGGTATCGTATCGGACCTCTCGGCGGCCAACGCCTCCGCGTTGACCCGGGTTGAGTTGGACCCGGCGGGCACCATCCATGTGACCGAGATTGGGGTGTCCATGAACGGGGCGCCCAACTCGACTCTCGTTCCCGTGGAGTTCAACCTGAAGCGGACTTCGACGGGGGCGACGACCAAGACCTCCCAGACCCCGGACAAGATTTACCGGGACACCTCGGCGGCCCTGGCGACTGCGGCCTCGGTCGAGGTGACCGGCTCCGAGGGCTCCATCATCGGCAACCCGCTGCACCGCTGGTTCGTTCCCGTCGTCTCGGGCATGATCTGGGTGGCGGCTCCTGGTCGAGAGCCCGACATCCTCGCTGCTGACTTCGCGGCCCTCCAGAACGTCGCCGCTCTGGGAGCCTCGATCAACGCCGCGTGCTACATGGTATTCGAGGAGTGAGGGCAGGCCATGCTGGTCTGCCTTCGCTCCGCGACCTTCCAGTATCCTGACGACACGGGGGCCATCGTGGTGGAGCTTCGGCGCTCCCACGACACCGACGCCCGGACCAGGAACAAGGCGTTCGTCGTCACCCGGCGCCTCACCCGCCTCCGTGCGATGACCACCAAGGAGTACGGCACCTACCGCGAAGCTGCTGGACGATGGGACCTCGAAGTCCGTAAACTGACTGATGAGGGTCTCCAGCGCCGAGACTTCAGCATTCTAGGCTTTCACGAGGAGGGGTAGCATGGCCCGTCTAGACGATCTAACCGCCGAGTTGGAGGCCGCCCTCCAGCAGCCTGCCGCCAACTTCCCCGCCGAGATTCGCCAGCGGCTCAAGGAAGCCTGGGACGAGGGACAACTCTCGATGCGTGTGCGTACCAGTACCGCGGCGCTCGCGGGGGATAAGGATAGCAAGGCAGTCAGAACGGCGGCGGCAGAGGTTCGTGTCACCGACGCGATGCTGGCCGAGGGCAAGGACCCGCTCAGCCCCATCTTCACCGCCGAGTATCAGAGTCGTGTTCAGACCGAGGAGGGCAACCACCTGAAGTGGGTGTGCCTCGGCGTGCCGCTCACGGAGGAGTTCCAGTGAGAATCCTCGCGCCCCGGTCGTCTGTCATCTCGCTGGTCACCGCCACCCCCCGTCGTCGCCTGCCGTCCATCATCAAGGACCCACAGGGGTACAAGGCGTGGCTCCGCTGGCAGCGGGAGGGAGTGCAGGCGCGCCAAGTGCCTCGGTCGTATCAGGAAGCCCTCGATGAGGCCATGGCGTTCTGGACGCACTACGAACAGGTCAATCGAGACTTCCTCCCCGACGACCCGGTGTACTCCATCTTCCGCTCAGGCGCCGCGCTCTCCACGACGGCGGACCACCTGGGCTTCGGGGCGTCCTCCACCGGCCAGGTGCGGATGCTGGAAATCATCATCGGGGGTGAGGCCACGGCCTCTGCCGTCAACCGGATCGTGATGCAGTTGTCTGGCAACCCAACGGGCCAAACCGCGATCACCCCGGAGAAGTTCAACACCCACTCCCCCGCTGCCGCCGGAGTCTACGGTCACTCCTCGACGACCGCCCTCTCAGGCAACCCGAAGAACGTGTTTGCCTTCAACGCCTTCGGCGGCTTCGTTGACTACAAGTACCCTCCCGGCGGCGAACTGTACTTCAAGGATGGCGATGAGTTGTCCTGGCGCTCGGCGTCAGGCACCTCGACCTGCTCCTCCACGGGTATCTTCGAGGAGTTGTAACACGCGATGGCGACGTACACCATCGCGGACGACCAGCCGACCCTCACGACGACGAACGTTCAGGCCAACGGGCTCGCCGCGCACCACGTTGGCGCCAAGCCTGGGGCCAGCGTCGGCCTAGAGGTTATTGATTTCCTGTGTCTGGCCTACAACGACACAGACACGCAACGAGTCGGCCTCTCTCGGATCACCCCCACAAACCCCGTCGCGCAGACGCCAGAGAAGTTCAACACGCACTCTGCGGCATCCGCCGCAGTGGCCATGGAGGACTCGGATACAGGTTGGGCCAACGATCCTTCCCAAATCATCTGTGTAGGCAGCCGTAATTCCTCGACCACCGGGACGCATATGTGGCGGCGAGGGTGGACTCGCCCCAACCCCCGTCAGGGCCTCTTCGTCAAGTCCGGGGAGTCTACCTACATGACGGTCTGGATTCACATGATCGCAGGGGCGACCGCCTACGATGGCGCGTGGGACAGCCACATCACGTTCGCGGAAGATCAGGCCGAGGTCTCCTACAACCGCTCCGCGTATCGTCGGCGCGGTCACGGGCAGGCGCGGGCCGGGTACTACCATGCCAAGGACTCCAAGATCGGGTTCAACGGGCTCTCCACCGCCCATCACGGTCTGAAGGACATGCAGCCGGATCACGCGGTCCTTTGTGCCCTTGACTGGCCCGAGAGCTATGCGCGAGGGAGTGATCTTCTGCTCCTGCTGGAGGGGACCCCGCCCGCCGACCAGTTCGCCTTCTTTGAGTACCGGACGCAGGACTACGTATGAGTGAGACCGTCCGGAAGGTTCCACGGCAGTCACCGGACCTGCACCCGCATGTCCGCGGGGGATACTTCCGCTTCCCGTACTTCAACGAGAACTTCCCCCGGAGCCCCATCCCGTACCGCTACGGGCAGGACATCCTCCAGGGGCCTCAGGCGTGGGTCCCTCCGGCGTACCAGCGGTTCCCATACTTCAACGACAACTTCCCTCGCAATCCGATCCCCTGGCGGTATGGGCAGGATGTACTCCAGCCGGAGCGGGCGTTCCTGCCCCTGGGCTTCCAGCGGTTCCCCTTCTTCCAGGAGCCTCCCGCGGCCCCGGCCAACCCGGTCATCCAGTTCATGCACGCGAGGTTCCCGCTGGCAGACCCCCCAGCGTGGGTGCCTCCTGCGTTTCTCCCGTTCCCCTACTGGCAGGCACCCCCGGCTGGAGCCAACCCAGTCATCTCCTTCATCATGGGCCAGGCCCTCCTCCGGGACCAGGACCCGTGGATCATGGCTGGGTTTGCACGGGTGGTCCCCTTCGCCCCGATCAGCCAGGTCCCCTCCTTCCTCTACGGGCGGGCCCTGCTGGAGCCAGAGACCCTCTTCCCCCGGGCCGAGTACCAGCGATTCCCCTTCGTCTCCACGACGCCCCCACCGCCAGCCAACCCCGTCATCTCCATGCGGATGGGCCAGCCGGTCCTCGTGGGCGCCGAGGTGGAAGCCGCCGCCTTGACGCACTACCAGCAGTTCCCCTACTGGCAGGAGCCACCCGTGGTCCCCGGGGGCGAGGAGTACATCATCACTTTCCGCCGCCGCCGCGGTAGGTAGTAGGTATACTTCCCACTCAAGGAGGAACACATGGCAGACACACCCGATCCCAAGCCCGCTGGCGACCCAGGCCCCCAGCCTGCCCTCTCCATCGACGACATCCGAAAGGCCGTGGGGGAAGAGGTAGACGCCCGCCTCGCCAACTACACCCCACCGGACCCCCCGGCCCGGGAGCCCGATTCCACTCCCCAGGCCACCGTCCGCAACCCCCTGGCCGACGTGATCGGCCCCCTGGTGGACCCCCACTTCCAGCGGCTCGCCGTGGAGGTGGCAGACGCCAAGGACTCGTCCCTCTTCTACGCCGAGAACCCGGACGCCCTCGCCCACAAGAAGGGCATCGAGGACGCCTTCGAGGCCCTCAAGCGCCAGGGCACTCCCATGGCCCGGATCGCGGTCTACAAGTGGTACAAGGGCAATCACTTCGAGGAGTTCTACAAGGCCCAGAAGGAGGCCGAGGCCGAGGAGGCGGAGCGTGCCAAGGCCGCCATCGACGTGGGCCCCGGCGCCACCCGCACCCGTCAAGTCCCCGCCAAGGACCCTCACGACATGACGGACGACGAACTGGCCGCCGCCCTCAAGGGAGTCGCCTGGTAGACCCGTCCCCCACCCGGCTGCCACCGTGCGTAAGACCTCTCTGGGGGTCTCCCGGGTGACGGGACTCCAACTTCCCTCTTGACACCACCCCTCCCCGGGGGCACCCTCACCCTCAGAGGTTCTCCTGGTATAAACGAAGGGTCAGCCAGGGCACCTCAAGAAGTCTGATGGAGACGGCCAGTGTCCCCGCCGAGTGACCCTGTGCGGGGGAATGAGCGGGCCGACTCCGGGGCGCCACCATACGCCACAGGCTGGGTCACACGACTCCTGACCCATGAAAGAGGTGAACCAGAGTGGCTGACGTAGCAACGACCTTCTCAACCCTGTCGGTAGACGCGCCCAACGTATTCATCGCCCGGGAGACCTATCGCCTGGCGGAGCGCAACCTCCGTGTCGGCAAGTACGCGAAGATGCACACCCTGCCACAGCGCATGTCCAAGACGCTTCGGATCGTGCGCCATGGCCGTCTCGTGCTTCCCACCGGAACCCTGACCGAGGGAACGCCCCCGGATGCGGTCGCCCTGTCGGTGGAGAACGTGGACGTGACTGTCGAGCAGTGGGGAATCGTGGTCTTGCTCACGGACGTAGCTCTCATCACCACGCAGCACCCGGCGCTTCAGGTCGCCATCGACCGGACGGCACTGGCCATGGCGGAGGTGCTGGAGCGCGAACAGTGCGTCATGCTGATGGCGGGGACCCAGGTGTATTACAAGGGTTCCGTCACGGTGAGGTCGTCCATCGGGGCGACTGACTATCTGGACAATGCGACCGTGCTCAAGGCGCTCACCGCGCTCCGTGGTAGGGGTGCAGGTGAGTACGAGGGCGGTCTCTTCGCGGGGTGCATGGCGCCCCAACAGGAGTCCGACCTGATCTCGGCTGACCAGACCTTCAAGGATGCCTCCAACTTCGCCAACGTCAGGGCTCTCCAGTACGCGGAAATCGGTATCTGGGCTGGAACCCGGTGGAGTCGGAGCAACTTCATGCCCATCTTCAAGGGGCAGTCCACCCCGGATGCTTCCGCGGCTTCGGGGACCTTGGATGCCGGGACGGCAAAGCCTCAGGTCAACGCCATCGACGGTGGTGGGTCCATCACCTCCTCCACGAACTTCAAGTTCGCGGTGGTGTTCCGTGATAAGACCACCGACTACGAGCGTCACATCACCCAGACCTCCGCCAACATCGCCTCAGCGGCGACCGGAAACAACGAGTCGTTCACCATTGGAGTCTCCTCGGCCTGGCTGACCAACTACTACTACGACGTGTACATGACCGTCGCGGGTGGGGCTGGCAACCTGTTCAAGGTGCTCTCTCGGCAGACGACCACGACCTCATCGGCCATCACCACGATCCCTGCCGGGACCGAGGCGGTGCTCCCTGTGGCTCCGGCTGCAACCCGCGAGGTGTTCGTGGCGTGGGTGTTTGGTAAGGATGCCTTCGGGCGTGTGGAACTGAATGGGATGTCCCTCCAGTCCAACATCACCCCGCAGGGGGCCTCGTGGTCCAACCCACTCGCTCAGGGCCGCAAGGTAGGCTCCAAGATCATGTGGAAGTCGTTTATCATCGATAACAACTTCTTCGCGCGTCTAGAGACTGCCTCGCAGTTCAGCGCGGGCCTACCGACCGGCTAGACACCGGGCGCCACTCTGGTTACACTCCTCACCAGGGTCTCATCCCCCTGGTGGGGAGTAGAACCCTTAGAGGAGGCTGAGTTGAGCGATCATCCCTGGACCATTCCCCCTGGCTCCCTCCCTCCCCTTCCCCGTCGCTACAAGCCCCGTCGCAAGCCCAAGACCCCCCGAGCCCAGAAGAAGAAGGGTGGACGACCGCCTGGCTCCGGCACCTCAGGCTCCGCCCCCTCGGAGCAGATGAAGCCCGAGACCATCACCCTGCTGACTCACCACAACATCAACGACAACCACTACGGCCCTGGGGTGGTGACCGTCCCCCGGGTGGTCGCCCAGGAACTCCTCAACCGGGAGTACCAGGTGCGTATGTCCGAGGCCCGCTTCCGCCGGGACGACATCGGGGTCATCATCGGGGCGCGCACCGCCCAGGGCTCCATCAAGACCTACGAGATTCCAGGAGCCCTCTTCGATGAGACCTACGGGCGGATGAACCCCACGGAGTCCATCTCCGGCAAGAACTCCATCGACCCCGGGCTGGCCGCGGGACACAACCAGTTCTAACCCCTTACCAAGAAGGAGGAATCCGTGAAGGTGACAATCATCAAGATGGTGGCAGATGGCGAGCAGTTGTCCGTGGAGTGGCCCATCCCCACCGACTGGATCAAGCTGCACCAGCAGGGCAAGATGCACCTCGCAGATTCCCTCCGGCCCGCCTTCGATCTGATCGACGCCCGGCTGATGGAGATGAACAAGCGCATCATGGCCGGGAACTACCTCATCCAGAAGCTGCCCCCGGATGCCCACTTCGCGGTCAGCAACCTGATGGACGTGCTCCACGGCAAGGCTTCCGGCCCCGCGGTCGAGGCCATCCTCAAGGAGCGCCAGGCGGAACTGGAAGCCGCCCAGGCCCGCGCCGAGGCTGCCGCCCAGGAGGAGAAGGCGCGCCTGGCCAAGCTGGCTCAGCCGGTGGTCATGCCTCCCATGCCCGGCGAGAACCCGGCCCGGATCAAGCGCCGGGGACGCCACCCGCGGAAGGAGAACGTGGTGGAGGCCCCGCCTCTCGCTGGGCCCAACGCTGACATCCCCGGGGGCGTGTGATGGCCGCCCCCAAGGTCCGCCTGGTCCCCCTGGACCCCTACGACGGCAAGACGGGGGTTCTCATCCCCTTCGTCCTGGACCGCATCCGCACCATGGCCCTCACCCACAACCGCGAGGGGGACCCGGATCAGGCCATGGTGGGCATCGGGTCCCGGGTATACAATCAGGACCCGAGTATCAAGCTGGTGGCCTTCCTGGACGAGCGGAGCAAGCTGGTGGGTCACGCGGTCGCCTCCATCGAGACGGACGGGGTGCGCCACTGGTTGTTCATCTCCCAGGTGGGGATGGACCCTGGGGAGTGGGGAGATGCGGTGGTCCGGGCCCTGGAGATGGCAGACCAGTGGGCCCAGGACTTCTCCACCGCGTACCTTCTCCCTCGCAAGAAGGAGCCTATCCGTGAGATGCTGATGGCGACGAAGCGGGATGACCGGGCCTGGCAACGGAAGTTCGGCTTCCAGTTCCTCCGGTACATAATGGTTCGGGAGATCGGCACCAAGGGAAAGGAAGAGTGACCTAGTGTGGAGGGCATCCTTCGTGTAAACGAGGAGGGGGTCTACTGGACCCCTCCCATCTCCGGCGGAGGCGGTGGGTCGGCTGGGCGAACCCAGTCCCAGCAGCAAGCCTCCACCTACGACCCGGAACTCTCCGCCATCAACCGGCTGGCTCGCACCCAGTTGGAGGCGGGCATCTCCCAGACCGGGGGCCTCCCGTCCTACCTCAAGCCCAATCCCTTCGCCCTCCCCACGGGTGAGGAGCGGGGGCTCTACGGTGAGATCGCCGCACTGAAGGACAAGCCCCTGATGACTCCACTAGAGGCATCGGGGCTCTCCCGGCTGGAGACGCTGGCGGACCCGTCCAAGCAACTCGAATACGCCTCCAACCTCTACAACCAGTACGCGGCCCCCATCATCCGCAACGACGCCACCGTCCGGGGGCAGGGGCGCCAGGGCGTGATCCCCGAGTCCCTCGCTGCCGGATTCGCCCAGATGGCTCTCCCGATCATCCAGGGCGCCCAGGGGGCCGGATCGGAACTGGCCAAGACCTCGCTCCTCCTGGGTCCGTCCCTGGAGCAGCGCAACCTGGCCCGGATCGAGCAGGCGATCCAGGCCACCCAGGCTCCGCGCCTGGCCGAGTCCGCGGAGTACATGCGCCCCCTCGCCACCATCGCCAACATGATCGGTGGCCTCCCCTACGGGGGCGGCTCCGTCTCGGGCTACCAGACCGGGCGCACCAAGGCCACCCGCGGCGACTTCGATGTCCTGGGCGACCTCCTCATCCCCCTCATCGGGGCGGTGGCGGGAGGCGTGGCCGCCTGCTACCTGTCCACCGCTGCCCTCGTCCCCAGCCGCGCCATCCAGTGGAGGGTCTACCTCTCCTGGCAGGCGCCCCTGTGGGAGCGTGTGGCCTATCGTGCCCTCTCCGTGGTCACCAAGGGCCGGTCCAAGTGGTCTCGGGCCCTCATGCGGCGGTGGGCTCACTGGAGGTTGGCTTAGATGGGTGCCGGGGGCGCGGGCGGGTTCTCGGGTGGAGGGGCCGCGGGCGGCTTCATGGGTGCCAAGAGTGGAGGGGCCCAGTCCGGGCGCACCCAGAACAAGACCTACGGGGAGATCATGCAAATCGCTCCCCTTCCCAAGCCCATGCAAATCCCCCGCGGGGGACAGGGCGTGGGCCGCGGGGACCTCACCGGGTCTGCCCTCATCCCCCCGGACATCGGAGTCGCCCCCTCCGTCCAGGACAAGAAGGAGGGCACCTTCACCCCTGCGATGGGCGCCGACCTGGCCAAGGCGTATGACCGCATCTTCGGCCCCAAGCCCTTCGACCCCGCGGGGGAGACCCAGACTCCTGCCTACAAGGAATACCGTCGAAGCGAGTGGCAGCTTCCTACTTTCTCCAATCCTGACATGACTCGCTGGGGGTATATGTGATGGCCCTCATCCGCCGCATCAATCCACTGGGACAGGAGGAAGTGGTCGAGGTCCCGGAGATGCTCGCCCCCAGGGGCACCCCTGAGGGCCAGCCTGGGGACCGTCAGACCGACCTCCCTCCCATCCGCCCCGTGGAATCTCTGCGCTCCCAGCAGCCCGTGCAAACGCCAGAGCGCCCCGCGGGGCCCGGCTTCTGGGAGCGTCTCGGCGGCCCCACCCCGGACCCGCAGCGAGGCTTCTGGGACAGCGTAGGTCACTTCGCCACCTCCGACCTCGGGCGCAACCTGATCGGGGCCCTGGGTGTCGGCCTGGCAGGCATCCGCAACCCGCGGGACCAGGGCCGCTTCCAGGAACAGTTGATGCAGACCGTCCTGACCGGGGCCAAGGAGCGCCAGTTGGCCCGCACACAGGCGGACGCCATGGGAGCCCTCATGCTCTCCGCCAACGAGGCCAACGCTCTCATCGCCAAGGGAGACTTCGACGGAGCCTCCCGCGCCATCGGTACGATGGCCAGCAACCCGGCGGTCAGGCGGGACCCGCGGGCGGTCCAGTACGTGCTCAAGGCCCAGCAGGACTTGGCCCAGCGGGCGGCCACTCGTCAGGGCATCCAGGCCCTCCGGGAGTCCACCAAGGTCACGGTCCCCGGCACCCCCGCGGTCAGGGGCGAGGACGTGGGTGGGATCGGGCCCTTCGAGGTGACTCCGGCCACCCCGGAGACCACGACCCATCGCCCCATCACGACCGAGGACCTCCTCGCCTTGGCGTACTCGCAGGGGAATCTGGATGTCGTCAAGGACTTGGCTCCCATCTTCCCCAAGCCCACGCCTCACTTCTTCCACAACGAGAAGCAAGGCATCGTGGGACTCATCGACCCCTCTGGGCAAGTGCTCACTCGCCAGTACACTCCAGGCCCACCCAAGGAGCCTTTGACCATCGAGAACATGAAGCCCTACATCCCCCTCCTGGCTCGTCTGGGAGTGTCGGACTTCCCTGGCTTCGTGGGTATCTACAACAATGGGGACCCTAAGGACCCCAAGGCCCAGGGAAGGGCCCAGGCCCTCTACAACATCGCCATCCTCCAGACCCAGGAGGAGTCTCCTCTCAAGTCCGAGCAGGAGCGATTTGCAGAGGACCTCCGCAAGGAGGAGGAACTCATCAAGGCAGGGAAGCCCGTCCCCGCCAACGTCAAGGCCGGTGCCGAACGGGCTCGCATCTACTACCGGGAGCAGGGGAAGCTGGCAGGGACGAAGGCAGGCGCCACTCAGGATGTCGCCCTCTCCGGTCCCATCGCTCACGAGGCCGAGAACTACATGGACCCGGAGACGGGGCGCCACCCCAACGCGAGTCTCTCCAAGCAGGAGGTCTACAAGACCTACATCCCCGTCAAGGGGGAGGGCTCCAGGACGGTCATGCTCCGGGCCCGGCCCCTGTGGGAGGCGCTCAACCGCATCGAGCAGATCATCACCACTAGCCCTGACCTGTACCCTCCATCCACGGGGAGCAAGCTCAAGGACAACCTCGCGGTGGGCAAGGCATATGCCAACTACTTCACCGGGGCCAAGACCGACCCGCGGGTGGGCAAGTTGCGAGATGCCTTCGCTCCCTATGGCCCGGCCCTCAACCGATTCTCTGGTGACACGGGCAACGTCGCCCTGTCGGAGCGGGCCACGAACCTCCAGGCTCTCGCCACCTCACCGCGGACCCGGGAGGTAGCCTTGGAGACTCTCAGCGAACTCCGGTCCAGCATCCGGGATCAGATGGCGCAGATGGGTTTCAACGTGGACAAGATTCTCGGCGGGTGGAAGCCCTCCAGCATCCCCGGGGTCCGCCGCAGCGTCCAGGAGAACTGACCATGGGCACCTGGCGATTCGAGTTGAATGATGGAAGCATCATTCGAGGGGAGGGCAATACCGAGGCCGAAGCCTACCTCCAGGCCCAGGCCGCCCTCACCCAGAAGGGGGGCGTAGAGCAAGTCTCCCCTCCCTCCAAGGGCCAGGTGGAATACGCCCCCTCGGAGCGGGTCACCTCCCCCGTCCGCGGCCTGTTCCGGGCCGGGGCGGAGGGCCTCGCTGGGGGATTGGAGGCAGTAGGCCAGTCCCCTTGGTCGGGACCTCTCGGGCCCATCCTCCAAGCGGCAGGGAGCCTGGTTCCCCGCACCCCGGAGTCACTCGCCATGGCCGTACTCCCTGGCATCAAGGGAGGGAAGGCCGTGATGAGCCGAGAGGGCGCCACGACGCGTGGCCTCCTCTCCTACCCCGCGGTCGGAGGTCTCACGGCAGGTATCACGGGTGGGCCTCAGGAAATCATCCCAGGGATGGCCCAGGGTGCTGCCGCCGCCCTCGCCGGGATGACCGCCCGCGGACTGGACCGGCTGGGGGCTCGTCAGGCTGAGGTCTCCCTCGGCAGCCCTGCCGCGGTGGCCCGGGAGCAGATCATCGCCGCCCAAGAACTCGACCGCGCCGTGGTGCAGGGCACTCGCATCCCCCTCGTGGGGCGAAGCGCGTCCGAGCGCCTCATCAAGGGTTCTGGGACCATCCAGGAGGCTGCCTCCGCGGACTACGGGTCCATGCAAACCGCGGTGGAGAGGGGAATGCGCCGCCAGACTCTCTCCCTCCCCTACCTCGGAAGTATCCGGGGGAAGGAAATCACCATCCCGGCCCAGCCGGGGCAGCCGATCCCTGGTCACCCGTCCCTCACGGGGCGCCCCACTCCGGCTTCATCCATGGTGGACAACTCCTTCACCATCTCGGAAGCCTTCAAGGCGCTCAAGGACCTCCGCCAGTACGTGGCAGTCAAGACCGCCAAGGAGATGGGTTTGCCCATGTCAGACCTCCATCTCGTCCCAGGTAAGGTCCTGGCGGACGCCAGCACGATGGCCCGGGAGGAGTTCGCCCAGGCCCTCCACGCTGCCGGTCGCTCAGACCTGGCAACCGAGTTCCAGCGGGCCAGCCAGTTCTACTACAGGGCCGAGCGCCACAAGGAGGCCCTCGAAGCCCTCCAGAAGGGTGGGGCCTACAAGTCGGCAGGCCACGGGCGAGAGGGTGGCCTCGACGCAGACAAGGCCCGGCAACTCCTCTACGAGGGGAAGCTGGGGGACCCCAACGACATCCCGGAGATCGCTGCGTCCCTCACCAAGGGCTTCCCCCTCGGAGTCACCGAGGTTGAGCGCCCGGGGTTCGGCCATTCGGTGGGCCGCATCTACGCTCCTCGATTCGGCATCGCCCTCGGCACCTCGCCGCGGCGGGTCCCCATCGGGACGGACCTGACGGTGCCTCCCACCCGATTCCCCAAGGTCATCGGCGGCCTCGGGGCCCTCGGTGCGGGCAACGTCATGGCGGAGTAGGGCTCATGCCCCTCACTCCCGACAACCATCTCACCCTCATCGTGGGATGCTACATATTCACCGCCGTTTACACGACAGGAGTGTTCCTCTACCTCATGCGGAAGTTCGAGAGAATGGAGTTGAACCACCTCCGTCATATCGAACGGGCCCTCAACGAGGTCCGGGTGATGTCTGGCCTCGATCCTGTAGACTTGGACGAGGACGGATTCCAGGATGGCCAATAACCCGCGCATCGGGCAGTGGGAGAAGATGTGGTTCGTCCCCACCCTGGGGTGCTACCACAACCTTCCCATCTACCAGGTCCCTGATGATGCCGTCTGGGACGCCCTGAACGTCATCGTCCGCGACGGGGCCCTGGAGCCCCGCCCCGGCCTCACCTCCCACTCGGAGACCTCCCTGGTGGACCGCCCCATGGGTGCCTGGGTGGTGAGCGCCCTCGGGTCAGCAGCCTTCCAGGCAGATACCTTCCAGAATGACGCCTTCCAGGTCACCGGGGCAGGCTCCAACGTCATCATCCTGTGTGGCACCACCCGGAAGATTTGGGCCTACTACTCCGGTGTGTGGCATGACATCACCAACTCCGCCCTCACCGGGGGAGGCTCCGACCACGTGCGATTCACCTCCATCGAGATCAGCGGCACCATCTACACCCTCATCACGAACGGGGTGGACACCCCCCGTCAGTGGGATAACGTCGCCGCCACCGTCTCGAACGTAGGGGGCACCCCTAGCCCTCCCAAGTGGACGGACATTACCACCATCTCCAACCACATCATCGGGATCATCCCTCCCTTCACCGTCCAGTGGGGGAACAACCTCGACATCACCACCGGCTGGCCTGCCGCCAACTTCCGGGACGTGGCCGACACGGTGGACAAGGTGGTGGCGATCCGCAACCTCGGCACCATGGGAGGAGCCCTCTACAAGGAACGCTCCGTCTGGTCCGTCATCCCCGTAGGAGGCACCGAGTCAGGCTTCTTCCGCTTCGAGTTGAGGGGACTGTGGCCAGGCCCATGCTCCCCTGCCGCGGTGGTTGATGCGGACGGGGTGCATTACTACCTCACCACCACTGGCCGAGTGGGGCGGTGGACGGGGGGTGGGCACGAGTGGGTGGCAGACGGCATCTGGGAGATCATCAAGGGCGACCTGGACTCGGTGAACATGAACCGGGCATGGGGGGTCTACGAGCCCCTCAACAACGAAGTCTACTTCTTCTACCCCAGGGTAGGGGGGTCTGGGGAAATCTACGGAGGGCTCGTGGTCCAAATCCCCCGCCCCCGGTCCATCATCCAGGACCATATCGCCTTCCCCACTCGCTTCATCAAGTCCCTGTCCTGTGGGATCGACCTTCGCCTGGAGTCCAACAAGGCCCTCGTGTTCGACGCCCTCACCTTCAAGTCCCGCTTCTTGGAGGGGGACAGTGACTTCGACGGGGAGTTCACGGGCTTCTGGCAGCAGGGGTTTGCCCCAACCAAGGGCCTGAGCCCCCACCGAATCCACGAGGTAGAGGTGTTCGCCACCCGGGAGCCCGCGGCAGGCTCCCTCACCGTCAAGCCCGTCTACTCCAACATCCTGGACGAGGAGGGGGGCTCCCTGGGAACCTCCCTCACGGTGGACCTCTCCGACTCCGCCCCGGTGCGGGACGTAAAGGGCACCGACACTCGGGGGCGATTCTTCGCCCTCCGCTACGAGTTCACGACCCCTATCCAACTCTCCTGGCTGGGGGCTCGATTGACCGCCGACCCGTTGGAGTGATAGGGTAAGTCATGCTCCAGGAACTCCATGCCTTTACCTCGGCCAAGGGTGACGGGGCCGACGCTACCCTCGTCCGACCCGGGAACTGGAACGCGACTCACTCCATCGGCCAGCTACTCACCAACCGCACCGGGGGCCAGGTAGTCTCCGGGGACCTGGTGACCCTTTCCGCTGCAAACGACGAGTCCGTCATCCTGGCGGACACCGCCTCCGCCCAGCGGGCCTTCCTGGTCGCCAAGGCCACGATCAACGATGTCACCGCGGGTCTCTTCGTGGGGCCTGGCAACACCTGGACCTGTCGCGTGGCGGGCGCCACCACCCGCGGGAACTGGCTGGTCAAGTCCGCCACCTCCAAGGCCGCGGACGACTCAGGCGTGGCAGCCACCAGCACGCCCCCCGTGGGTGCCCTGGGGATCGCCCTCACG